TGAACGCGGTCAGGGTGCTCATCGCGAGGAACGCGGGGTCCGACTCGCCCGCGGCTGCGGCCTCACTGGTGACCGTCCCGGTGGAGTACGTCGACAGGCGTGGGATGGTGATGTTCTCACCGCTGGTGGTGGTGAGAACGGTGACGACCTCGGGCCGGATCATCGGGCCGACGAGGCGGGCCTTGTACAGGACCTGGTCGTAGAACGTCACCGGCAGTGGGGAGCCGGTGCTCGACTTGGTCACGTCGCGACGCTCGGGGAGGAACTCGTACGACCGGATCTCCCGGCGCGCGATCCCGCGGATGATGTCGTTGACGTCCTCCGGGCCGCGGGTGTCAACCCGGGTCTCCGGTGCGGTCTCCTGGGACGCGGCGACCCGCTGCTCCCACTCGGCTGCGTCGGTGAGGTCCTTGATGACCTGGGCGCGACGGTTCAGGTCGTCCATCATCCGGTCGTAGGACTGCTGCTCATCACCGGTCAGGTCACGCTTCTCCGACGCGGCGTGGTCGAGGAGGGCCTTCGCGGCGTGCCAGGTGGACTGCCGGGCGTCGATCTGCTGCTGCAGGTACGCGGTGCTCACAGTGTGCTCCTTTCATGTCTTGTTGGGTGTGGTGGTGGCGTCGGCGGCTCCGCTCGACGGTGCTGCTCACCCGCGGCTCCGCGGGACAGTCAGGCCCGGTTGAGGTGCTCCAGCTGCTTCATGAGCAGGCTGACCGGGGTGCTCGGGGTTGGGGGCTCCGGCTCGACCGGGTCGGGGCGGAGGCTGCTGAGGATCCGGTTCAGCAGTTCCACCGCCTCCGGGGAGGGTTGCCCACCTTCGAGCTCGGTGAGGGCGACCGCGATGTCGTCCGCGTCCGCGCCGGCCTTCTCCGCGAGCTGCTCGAGGGTGCGCACCGTGGCCGTGGTCTGCGTGTACGCGGGGAACCCGGTCACGATGCTCACCTCATGCAGGCGGACCTCCTTCAGGTTGCGGCGCATCCCGGACTCGTCCCACCGGTCCCCACCGCGGGGCACGGTGAACCCGAACGACATGCTGTCCACGACGCGGGTGCGGATCAGCTCGGCCATGTCCCGGCCGAGGGTCGTGTTCGGGAGCTGCGCGGTGACCCGCAAACCGATGTCGTCCTCCTCCAGCATCAACGTTTTCGACCGGACCGTGGCGAGCACGTTGCCCGGGTCATGGTTCACGAACAGGCGGATGTTGTTCCGCTTCAGCGTGCGGGTGAACGCGCCCCGGTCTATCCGCTCGATGAACGGCAGCGGTTCACTGTCCACGTCGAACACGGCGGCGTACCCGGTGAACGTCATCCCATCGTTTTCCGCGCGAACTTCAAACCCGGTTTGACTGCTGGTGCGTTTCTCAATCACGAGGCCGCTGGTCCTCTCATCTTCGGCGTCGGCGATCTGCTCGGACGTGCGGGCCAGCCACGCGCGGGCCGGCTCCGGGTTGCTCGGGTTGATCCCCCACAGGGCGTGGGCGACGGCACCCGGCCCGGGGAACCCCGGGTCACGCCGGTCATTGTTCCTGGCAGGCTCGAGGTCGCCCTCATGCCGGGCGGCCCAAGCGTTCGCCCTGACAACCTTGTCCTCCGTCATCTGCCCGCGGGCCATGCCCCGGGCCTCCAGCACCGTCCGCGGGACAACCCCGTCCCCCGCTAACCCCTGCCGGTACCAGTCCAAGCCTTCCGCGGCGGCGTCCCGCACGTACTCCGGAACCCGGATCTCCACCTGCCGCACCGACCTCGTCGACTTCGGGTGGTCCGCTGGGAGCAGGTCGTTGTCCCCGACGTAGGCGGCGTTCTCCGGCCTCCCGGCGCTGAGGAGGTACAGGAAAGCGTTCACCCGGGCCATCGCCCACTGCCCGCGGGAGATCCCCGGCCGGTGGGATGTGGAGTACGCCCCCGCCCCACGCCGGTACACCGCCGCCAACGTGCGGGAGCTGGTCCGCGTCCAACTGGGGCGGCCCTCGTCTTCCATGCGCTGGTTATGGTCCCGGGCCTTGTTCGCCAGCGCCGTCCTCGTCGCCTCGGACAGCTCGATGCCACCACCACCGGTCGCCGCGGACCCGGGCTCGTTCTCCTCCGAACCCTCGATCTGATCCTCCGGCGGGGCGGGGGCGTCAGCCCGCAGCTCGCCACCCGGCTCCAACCCTTCCGCGATGCTCACCGCGACCATCTGGTCGATGGCGTCCTGCTTCGTCGTGTGGCAGCCGATGATGTCCCCATCGTCTTTCACTGTTGCCCACCCGTCGCATTCGGGAGCGCTGTCGGTGATGAAGTACGGCATCAGGTGACCTGCCGGATCACGCCGGCGTCGACGTCCTGGTGGCTCGCGATCGCGAACAACGCCTCCCCAGGGTTGAGGGTGAACTCGATCGTCTGCCCCTTATCGAGGTGCACCCCGTTCGCGGAGGACACGTCCGCCCCGCCAAGGTAAGCGAACCTGCTGTTCTGGTCCTCCTG